GAGTTGCAGTAGTGAGGCTGTTGCTTGTTCTGCTGCTATTGGCAGGGCCAGCTGGCGCAGTCCCCATCGTCCCGTCGTTTCAAAGCGGGACATTGAAGTCAACCACGACCACCAAGACCAAATTGCTAGAGACGATTAACAGCTACGAGTACAACACCGGGTACGAGTGGGCTGTCGGGGGCACGAACGTGAAGCCTGACGGCAGCCTGACGTTTAGCGGCAACACCAACAGCCAGACCATCAACGGTGTGACCAGCGGGCAGAGCCAGCTCAACCTTGGCAACAAGCCCAGCTTCTCTGTCGTCAACGAGGGGGCGCCCTTCGATTACTTCGAGCGGTACTACGGCCCTGGCCTGTCGAACCACACCCACATCATCCGCGAGACAGACAGCGAGACGATCACGGACAGCTTGTCGATCTTTACCCAATGAAGCGGGCAGCACTGTTGCTGGCGTTGTGTTGCTCGCCGGCTCATGCGCAGATGTCATCGACCGCAGCGCCAGTGGCCAACAGCTCAGGCTCAGTCACCAACCAAGCGGTGCAAGTCGTGCCTAGCTCGACGATGCGATACAACTTTTCGGCAGGCACGAACTGCCCGTCGTCGACTTTGACGATCAATCCTTTTCTGTCGTCGACATACGGGTTTGCCAGCCCATACGAGTCGAGCTACATGGACCCGGTTTATTCAGAGCTGGACTTGGTTGGCGCTTTTGACCCCGAAGGTCGTCCAATTCCCGATGGAGAAATTGATGAGCCGGGAAAGGTCTTGTGGTATCGACCGACGAGGACTGGACAGAAGAACAACACCTCCATCAATGGAGGCATCACCGCACAGATCACAATCCCGATCGACCGCCGTGCTCAGCGGCTGTGTCTGCAAGCGGCTGAAAAGCAGGTGCGAATAATGCAGTCACAGTTAGAAGCAAACAGGCTCAATTACGAGCTGAAAAGGATGAAGCATTGCGGCGAGCAAGCAAAACTTGGTGTCACCTATGCCAGCTGGAGTCCGTTCAAAGACATCTGCAAGGACATCGTCGTGGCGCCTGCCCCTGTTGAGCAGCACACCCACAAGCTCATGACTTCAAACGACGCAAAGCCATAAGGGCCCTATTGCGATCACGCTGGGCCAAGCGGCGTTCTCGCAAACTCTCTGGTTTTGCCGAACGACGCTTGAGGATTTTCTTCAAAATCTTTTTGACGACTGGTTTCACAAGTTTCAGCAAGATGTCACCCAACGGTTTCGCGAACACCGCTGCCGTTGTGGCAACTGCTGCGATGGAGGCAGTCGTCGCCACCACAGGGAGGCCCGGCAGGTAGTTGCCGATCACCTCTGGCAATGGCAACGGCTCAAGGATTGCGACGCATTTACCTTCGACTATTTCGTACCCCGTGACGATTGCGGTTTGCGATTTGTTTTTCGCACCTATAGGAATACTGTCGGCCGGAGGGCACGGCAATTCCGTGGCTACGTTTGGAGTGGGTTGATTGCCCGTGGAAGAGTGGGTGCCCGGCTGACTTGACACATCAGCCGGTTTTTTTGTGGGGTTGATTCGTGGTGGTTGCGTTCTGCTGTACGTCAACGTGCCAGGCGTAAACGTCAGCGGGTCGTAAGACGGCATAGTGCCGTCGCACAGCACGACATTCCCGCGGGGGTCCTCCCCATAGACAACAGGATCGCCAGCTGCATCGCGGCGAGACTCGACACACCCCGGCATTTCGACGACCGGGAACCCAATGGGTGCAGTGACAGGGGGATGAGCAGGTAGTACCGGGGGAAGCACTACCTGCGCATCAGGAATCTCCCGGATCCCTATGTCCCTGATACCTATGTCAGGTATGTCCTGCAAATCAAGGACGTAACGTCGGGATAGCAGGGCCAGTCACAGTGGGCATTGGAGGCATGACTGTGTGCATGTCCGCAACCTTTTCCAGCATCTGCGATTTCACGCTGTTGAGCGTTGAAGGCAAGCTCCTGAAAAAGACCAAGCCGACCACCGTGTTTGTGCAAGCAAGCGCAAACCCGACGCACCCAATGACATTGACGAAACGCTGCATCAGAACTTCCACATAACGCCTTTTTTGAAGTTGGTGGAGAGATCCCCAGTGCCAGTGATCGCGGACAGCTCGCCGTACACGGACAGCGCACCATCAGCGGTGACGTCGAGTGAGCCGTAGATCTTGCCGCTCAGCTCAGTGGTTGAGTCGACGCCATCGACCTGGACAAACGCAGGACCGAGCTGACCGCCAGCACTCCATCCGTCACCGGCATAGGAGTAGCCCGCGTGCGTCTCTACAGAACGACCAATGAAATCAGAGCCCACCGATGAGCTATTGATTTCTCCGTTGATGTAGAAATTGCCACCAGCGTGAGCTGCAGGGGCCATCAGACCAACAGCAGCGACAACAGCGATTGCTTTCATGGGAAGAAAGATTAAACGCGCTAACGCTACCGATTGTTCTACGACCCCGCAGATGTAGTAAGCAACTTATTCAGTTGGCGCATCAGGCCAGGCAGTGGCAAGGCCAGGGTTTGCAATCATCACGGGAGTGCCGGCAATCGGATTAGCGACTGTTTCCATCACAGCGTTCCCTTCTGCGTCGACAACACCATTGCCCTCAGCATCAGTCTGCTGTTGCTCAATCGTGTCAGGGTGAACAACACCGTTGCCTTCACTGTCTCTTTGCTGCACCTGGGCGCTGCCCTTAAACAGTTCACGCAGCTGCTCGACTGTGGTGCAAGCATTGATCTCGGCCTCGCGGGTGTTGCTGACCGTGCGCATGGCTGCGCGATACGTCGTCATGGCTGCAGGCTTGGCTGCCTTGAATTCAGCAAACGACGTGGCTTCATCAAGAGCTTTAGTGATTAGCTCGTCTGATTCGCTAAGAATCGCAGCGCACACCTTTTTAGTTTGTGCAATCTTGTTTGCTTTTAATTGATCTAAATTCTTGGGGTTGCCTGCTGACCAGTAATACTCCTGGTCGTAAACAGCAGGAGCTACATCGCTGACCATAGTCACGCCGATGGACTCTCTGGTTGGGATGTCAGTTTGAAGAATGTAACCAGCAGGAAACTGCCTGCCGTCTTGATGTGTCCACGCTTTGTTGGGGTTAAGCGTGATGCCGTTGTGAACAAAAGCCATGAGATTAAACAGCGGTTGGTTTGACTCGTGTGCCTTCAACGGGCACGCGCGTATTTGAATGGATTCTCAGCTATCGCGAGAAACACATAAGTCGGAGTACTGCCGTGGTTAATGGCACCCCAGTTGCCGACTAGCTTAAAGCCGTTCGACAAAATATCTATCTCACCACTGCTGTAGTTAAAGTCTTCGTCATCGCTACTGTTGGGCTTGAGAATGTCATCAGCGTGGTTAAAAGGACTGCGCTCAGTGTCATAGATTGCCCAGTGTTCAGTGCTCGTAGCGCTCTTAATCAGCAGAAATCGCGGTCTGAACCCGCAATGTACAAATTTATTTTGGCCTTGATATGAAGATACAAGGCTATAGCCTTCAACTGAAGAAAACGAATAAGCCACATAATTGTAACTACTGCTATTAACCGCTGAATCAGCGTCTAAAGCAAAGTAGTTAAGCGACATTTCTCTCCAGTTATTTGTACCAGTCCTGTCGTTATTTAGCTGCAACCGCAGGTAGTAGGGGTTTCCAGCACCAACATGATAAACGCGCCAATCATCACTCTTGTTTCTAGGCTTGACGATCACCATTTCAGGAGTGCTGCCCAGATTATGAGCGA